CATAAATTGATAAGAGAGTTGATTATGAATAAAGAATTACCAACCCCGTTACCCATGTCCTACATCAAGTCTGCCTATGATCGGTGGAACTATGGGAATGACATCACTCAAGAGTGGTGTTCTACTCTATCCAACTTTATTGTCAGTCTACGTAAGTACTATCAGCACGACCAGTGTGTCGTTCTCTACGCAGACGTGGCAGATTTCTGGCACAACCCTAATCACGAATTTAACCTCCGATAAGGAATAGTATTATGAAAGTAACAGTTATCCATACAGCGTTTGAAAAATCTCCCCGTAAGGTCGCAGTAGTTTCAGTCGGTACTCGTACTGGTGATGAGGCTCTCGAATATGCATATCACCGTACTCAGAACCTTGCTGGTTCGTGGAGTCGTAATGACTTCGAACCTAATCCTGACTTCTCAGAAGACGTGACTGTGTTGACAGACATCCCAATGATCGATGGCGTGACATACGGTTTACGTTCTACTTCGATGGGTGATCAGATGATCATGGGCGGTGCAACTTACAAAGTTGCAATGTGCGGTTTCGACCGCATTAGTGTGCGCATCTAATCTTTGGGTAGATGCTTCGCATGGATTTTGCATCCGATGAACGCGTTGTAAAAATCGTCTCTGAGTAGAACGTCGTACTCGAACTGTAGTTTTGCTTCGTAGTACGAACACTCCCCTTTGGTGCGGCAGAGTTTCAGGACCTCTCTCTTGAAATTCTCTGCACCTTTCTCTTCAACTAGGGTTTTGACTTCCTGACTTGACCCGTAGTACTTCTTCCAGTCTGATATCGCACGAGTCTTTACCTTGCGCTTACGTGTCTTAGTGACGGGTAGGGTCTTTGGTTTCCAGAAGAACTTCTTGCCAATATACTTTTTATCTGTAGTCAGTTCTGTGATGATGTAAACGAACCCCTGATAATCTTCGAGAAAAGATTCTTCGGGGTCGAATACGTTGTTTTCAAATAGCCATTCCATGCACCTACTTATAGGACATGTAAGTCCTTATGAAGAAGGGTTCGCCTTGGGATACTGTCTTGGACCATTCTTGTGCTGCTTCATCATCCGCCTGGTCACTGACATACTTGTAACAATGAAACTCTACGTCCGCATCCTGACATACTTTTGCGATGGCATATGCTTCCATCTCTACTAGGTCAGCATGAATCTCAAGGTTAGGATCTGCAACGAAGTTATCCCCCGTACTACAAATCTTTCCGGTCTCCCATTCTATATCATGGACGGTCCCTAAAATGACACCGTCTTCGAATGGAGTCTGGCCTGGACTGTATCCTAGACCAGCGCATGACATGTCACGTTGCACAAACTTGTCTACCCTATGCAAACCACCATCTACGGTAATACCACCAGCGGTACCGAAGTTGAATACTCTTTCTGGTTTATGTCGTTCGATTAGTTTTGCAGCAGTCATCGCTGCATTGACCTTACCGACTCCAGTAAAGAACACATTGTCCCACTGGGACATCCTAGGTGCTTCTAGTTCTAGGGCAATCAGGATAATACTATTCATAAGTTACTACACTAAAAGTGTCCATATCTAGTTTTGATGACCCTCCAAGGAATGCAAGGTCAATGACAGACGCATAACAAATATCTTCAACACCAAAGGTTTTCAACATCTCAGTGATTGCAACTGCTGTACCTCCGGTCGCATTCACATCATCGATGATGCATACATTGCTGTGAGAGTTGAGATTTGCGTCAGCTTTAATTTGTAATACACCGCTAGCGTACTCATAGTCGTATGACTGAGACTTTCGTGGCGGTGGTAGTTTGTTTGGTTTGCGTATCATATGGAGTGGTACCCCCAGTAGAAACGCTATGGGTGAACTCCAAATGAAGCCTCTGGCGTCTGGTGATACTATATCAGTGATACCTCGTGTAGATAAGAACTTCACAAGACTTTCTATGCTGTATTCAAACGCACGAGGGTTTGCTAATATACCGCTTATATCTTTGTACTGGACACCCTTGATAGGATAGTCCGGTACGTTTCTGATCACATCTTTTAGATTCATAATTAATAGTCTTCTTCAGTTAATCTTCATCTTCCTGTACTGCATCTGCGTCTTCTCCACACATAGGACAATGACGGGGTACCTCATCTTCATAAGGTACCCGTATCACGGTTTCTATATCGCAGATAGGACATTCAATGGTGTACTCTTTATCCACCTATGCTACCTCTAGTTCCAACTCATCCCATCCAAAGTCATCACCTTCCATACCAGCAACGGAGTATTCAGTAACACGTTTTTCAAAGAAGTTGTCGTGTGATGCTCCATTCAGTACCCAGTCTAACCACGGTAATGGATTTGTCTTTTGTTTGAACAATGGTTTCAGACCCAACTGGAGTAGACGACGGTCAGCAATGTGACGTATATAGTCTCGTACTTCTTTCTTGGTTAGACCCTGTACACTGTTACCTTTAAACGCAAGTTGAATGAACTTGTCTTCTAGTGTGACAGCATTCTCTGCCATCTGGTAGATTTTTGACTTGAGTTCATCATTGATGATACGTGGGTGTTCATCTGTGAACTCACGGAACAACTTTGCATTTCCCTGTACGTGGATAGTCTCATCACGGATGGACCATTCCACAATTGTAGCCATACCCTTCATCTTTCCAAAACGTTGGAAGTTCAGTAGCATGACAAATGATGCGAATACTGACATACCTTCGTTGAACACAGACTGTGCCAACGCGAGAGCAAGACCCATATGACTAGAGACGTTACCGTCTTTCATGAAATCAATCTTGTCTGCCATCTCAGTATATTCTAAGAACGCGTGATAATCTTCGTCTGGTAGACCTAGAGTATCGTTCAATAGAGCATATGCACGTTGGTGCACACCCTCACGGTTTGCGAACGAGGATAACATGTTACGTACCTCGTTATTCTTGAACTTCGGTATTAGAAGTTCGTGGTAGTTCTCACCTACCTGTACGTCTGACTGTGTGAACAATCGTAGTACGTGAGTGATGAATACTTTCTCATCGTCCGACAGCTTGGTTTTCCAATCCTGTACGTCTTCGGACAATTCTGCTTCATCTTCAATCCAATGTATCTCTTCGTGTTTCTTTGTTAACTCGACCGCCCAAGGATACAAGAACGGTTTGTATGTTTCTGAGAATTTTAGTAATGACATAATAGACCTGTATTATAAGTTGTATGTAAGGCGCGAGGCCTCTATCCTTCACAAGCTCGACATTCGTCTCCATCATCAACGGACAAAGTGATATCCGTCTTCAGTTGAAGCATAAGGTCTTCATAACCACCAATGTATCTTCCTTCTATGTAAATTTGAGGGACGGTAGTAACATCCTTTCTACCAGTAACTTCTGCCGCAGACTTCTTGATTACTTCGAGATCTACGTAGTCGAATGGTACTCCCTGTAAGAGCAACTCTTCTCTGGCTTTGGTGCACCAAGGACAGTTGGCCTTTCCATAGATTATCGTCCGGTTGTCATCCATCAATGCAACCCGTTCGACTTTGTCTGATACCGTCTCTGCACGAGACTTTGCCTCTGTGCGAAGATAGTACAGACCCTTCAATCCTTTTCTCCACGCGTTGAAGTGCACCTTATTGACGTATCGCTTAGGTGCACCGGACGGAAAAAAGAGATTGACTGACTGACCCTGACAAATAAACGGTTGTCGGTCTGCCGCGTGTGTCACCACCCAATTCTGGTCTAGTTCTTGCGCGGTCTTGTAGATTGCCTTCTCACCTTCGTTAAGGAAAGGTAGGTGTTGCACCGACCCTTTCTTGGTGATAATGCTGGACCACGTAGATTCGTTATCGTGACCCTTCTCTTTGAGGAGTCGGGTCAGATAAACATTTTTCACTAGGAAAGAACCAGCGCGAGTTCTATGCGTATAAGCACATGCCTTCAGTGGTTCAATCGATGGTGACGTTGATAAAATGACTCCCGACGACGCGTTTGGTGCTATTGCTATTAGATGCGCATTACGCATTCCTGAA